GTACTGGTGGTGCAGCGGGTACTGTGGCAGGAAACGGCGGTGGCGGCGGTATTGGCTCAGGGGGAGGAGGCGGTGGCGGCGGTGTAACTGGAGGTAGGGGCGGCAAAGGCGGTGATGGTTTGATTTATATAATTAGTTGGTAATATGGGCTATACAGCTTTTCAGGCTAACTGCATACAGAGAAACGCTGCGCAGATTTGGGATGGCAGCTCTGCGCCGGTAGTAGTTGAAGAGCATTATTCTGGCGGCTATCCAGTACCAAAAGCAAAGAAGTTTGATTCAGAGGCTTATGCCTATGCTTACAACAACGCTGACTATTTGCGCCGTCGTCAAAGGGTAGACTCTTTGCCTGTTGAGGCCAAGGAAGCTGTACTTGAAGCGGTTACTATTGATAACGCGGCGGAAAGGGAGCAAGCATTAAACGACAGATTGAAAGGCATAGATGCGAAGTTTAGAGCGCAGTACGCGGCACTTATGGAATCCTATTATGACGTATTGCTAGATATTCAGCTAAAAATACAGTTGCGGAAAGATTGGGAAATGCTACAAAATCAGAACGCAGCGATACTACTACTTTTAACGTGAGCCGATTATGTACAAGCCAACACTCATAGATAAACTTGCAGGAATTGCCGGATATAAAATCCGTCGCGGTGAGCAATCACGCAACGCTTTAGCTGCATCTGATATGGAGCATGAAAAACGCATTGAGAATGCACGTCGCCGCAGAGCGATGGCAATGACTAAGAAAAAACCACAGCGCATGGTTGCACAAAACAACGCACTCGCAACGGACAGCGACATTTAAAACAGCATAGTATTTTCTACATAGTGAACTTTACCTGTAGCGGGTAAGGTATCACTACGTCTTTGTGCGTTTCACACTGAGCCTTTTATAGGTAATAAACATGAATACAGAAGCTACTCTTGCAGCAGAACCGACAGTAACCGAAACAACGGAAGCCGAGGTCAAAGCAACTGAAACAGTCGAGGTAGTACCGGAACCGACACCGGAAACAGCAGAGGCAAAAGAGGAAAAGCGTCAGGCAAAGATTGAAAAGCGATTCTCTCAATTGACTAAGCGAGCATACGCGGCTGAAGCCCGTGCGGAAGCACTCGAAAGAATGTACGCACAGCAAAAACCGCAAGAGCCGAATGCGAAAGCAGATGGCGAGCTAGATGTAGATGAAATTGTCGAGCGTAAGCTGGCAGAGAGAGAGCAACAAAAGCACTTTGAAACAGTAGAGCAAAAGAAAGAAGGCATTTTTTCCAAGCTCGAGAAAGCAGGTGATTTTGATAGGGATGATTTTCTGGAAAGTGTTCGCGTTACTCCGGTAATGGCAGAAGCAATCCTAGACTCAGACCTAGGCGATAAGGTGGTTAAACATCTTTACTCTAACCCAGAAGAAGCAGAACGAATCGCGTCACTCCCGTTAGCTAGGCAGGCGGTAGAAATTGGGAAGCTTGAAGTGAAGTTATCTTCACCAGCTCCCGTAAAGAAATCAGGCGCTCCGGCACCAATTACGCCTATAGCTGCAAAGGCACCATCTAGTAACGAGTACAGAGATGATATGACCGATGCAGAATACGCAAAGTGGCGCAGGGAGAACTCTAAACGCAAATAGGTAGAAATTTATGGCCGGTAATACTTTAGTAACAATTGACATGGTGACACGCGAAGCTCAACGCATCGCACACGAAAAGCTGTCATTCCTGAACAACGTTAACCGTCAATACGACGATAACTTTGCAAAAACTGGCGCAAAGATTGGCGATTCACTTCGCATTCGCGCCCCTAACCAATACACAGTTACTTCCGGTAGCCGTGTAATGGATGTACAAGATCAAGACGAAGCAACACAAACCTTGACTGTAGCAACACAAGACCACGTCGATATGCGTATGAATTCCGCAGAATTGACCATGTCTATTGATTATCTGTCAGAGCGTTATATCAAGCCTGCTGTTTGTGCATTGACTGCAAAAATGGAATACAACGCTATTACACAGTTCACCAAAGACATTAACAAGGCTGTCGGCGCTGGCTCTTTCGCGCTTGCTACCGGTTATGCTTTCGGTACTGCACCATCTGACTTGACCATCACTGGTCGCGCTCGTGCGATGTTGAACCAACAATTAGCCCCGACCGAAGATCGTTATGTAACTGCGGATTCAATGACCATGGGCGGATTGGTTAATGGCTTGAAAGGTCTTTTCCAAGACTCTAACCAGATCAAGGAACAATACCGTGAAGGCATGATTGGCCGCACTGGTGGCGCTGACTGGTACGAAAACGAGAAAACTTGGACTCTGACTAACAACGGCGACGTTTCAACAACTCTGGACACATACACTGTAGTTAATGGCGATACTGATATCACTGTTGCTTCTATGTCTGCTGCTGCTGCTGTTGGCTCTGTATTCCAGATCGCTGGTATTTATGACTGCAACCCAGAAACCAAACAAGCATACAGCCATTTGAAGCAATTCGTTGTTACTTCAGCTTCTACGACTGTGATCAACTTCTCGCCGGCCATTATTCTGACTGGCGCTAAACAGAACGTTGCAAGCTCTTCCGGTGGTACTGCTGCACCTAGCACAACTGCCGCTGTAGAGTTCTGCGGCTCTGCGTCTATCAGCTACCGCCAAAACCTTATGTGGCAGAAAGAAGCTTTCACTTTTGTGACTGCTGACCTTCCGTTGTATGCCGGTTCTGAATCTTGCGTGCGTCGTGTACAGGATGGTCTGTCAATGCGCGTATGGCAAGCGCCTGATATTCGCAACGATGAGTTGTTGCTGCGTATCGACGTGCTGTACGGCTACAAGACAATCCGTCCCGAGTGGGCTTGCAGGATGTCTAACTAATAAGGCTGCGCCTCTTAAACGGGGCGCATTTTCTTTTCAATTTCGGAGATTTATATATGTCAATTCCTACAAGTTACGAGCGTTTAGATTACGGCTCACCAGATGGTTCACAATGGGGCGGAAGCTCTGCGGACAAGCTTGGCTTTTATGGTGCAACACCAGTAATTCAGCGCGCTTACAGTTCAGCAGTACACGCAACGTCAGCACAGGCAACTTCTACAGATTTTGGCGCTACACAATTAGCGACATTACAAGAAGTGCAAAAAACCTTTATTGGTTTGGGTATCTGGGCGACTGTCTAAAATAATAGCCCTCAGTGATGGGGGCTTTTTTCTATCGGGGTTTTTGTGGCTGAAAAAGTAGTTTTTTGCATTCCTACTATTACCAAGCCGTACAAGGTTTGTCTTGATTCTATAGAGGCATCCATTCCATTGATAGAAAAAGCAGGTTATGAGCATGGGATAGTCAATGAGATTGGCTGTCCTTATGTTTCTGTTGCAAGGGCTACGTTGTTACGGAAGGCTTTAGACGCGAAGGCGGATATTGTTGTTTTTATTGACCACGATTTGTCATGGGAGCCTGAAGATTTATTAAGGCTTGTCCAGTCAAAAGAACACGTAACCGCCGGAACGTACCGGTTCAAAAAGGAAGAGGTTGTTTACATGGGTAGGCCGCAAGTTGGCGGTACTGGTAAACCGATTGTAAGGGATTGTGATGACGGCGTAAGGGTAATGATGCACTCAATACCTGCTGGTTTTTTGAAGCTCACAAAGCAAGCTGTAAATGTATTTATGAAGGAGTATCCGGAGCTTTGCTACGGTGACAGATTTAACCCTTCAATAGATTTGTTTAACCACGGAGCGCATGACTGGACTTGGTACGGAGAAGATTACGCATTTTCCCGCAGATGGAATGAGAAGTGTGGGCAGATTTGGCTAATACCTGATTTAAACATATCCCATTGGCGCGGAGATGTAGAGCATAAAGGCAATTATCACGAGTATCTGCTAGCAAAGGGCAAAGAAGAAGCTAAATTAAAGGCGGTTAAATGACCACAGCACTACAGATAATTTCTCGCTCGCTGACTGATATCAGGGTTATTGGTGCTGGCGACGCCCCGACGGCTGACGATGCGGACTTGTGTCTTGCATATTTAAAGGATGTCATGCAGTCATGGGATAATGAATCACTGATGGTTTTTGGTGATGGATATGCAGCATTCGCGGGTGACGGCTCACAAAGTTATTTTATCGGAAGCGGCCAGACTATTGACGTTCTTGTTCCTGAAAAAATCACACGACTTTACTACCAGTCCGGCGGTGTTGACTATGAGCTTGACGAGATAACCGCAGATCAGTATTGGGCGATTCCTGACAAAACCGTTACCGGCACACCCGATAGATATTTTATTTACTACAACCCATCTGGTGCTAGTTACCACAGCATTTACCCGTACCCGAGGCCATCTTCAGGACCGTTCGGTGTTTTCTACCTGCGCCCTGTTTATGACCCCGCAATGACATTAACGACCGTATTCGAGCTTCCTAATGGATACGAAAGAGCGTTAAGGCTTGCGTTGAATGTAGAGATTATGCCAGCGTTTAAAAAGAACGACCCTATGCTGATTCAGATGGCTGAGAAGGCAAAGCGCGACATTAAAAACATGAACGCAAGTAACCGAGTGCCCGCTGTAGGGCTTGGGCTTCCTAATCTTAATACAGGCGGTGGAAACATTTTGAACGGGGGCTATCCTTGAGCGCATTCCCTGTTGTTGCGCTAAACGTAGATGATTTAGCTAAACGACTACAGGATGATGGTTTGTTTAATTTATACGACTGGAGGAAGGAGAAGTACGCGCATAGAGACATGAAAGATATATGGGTTCGTTATAACCACGTATCTAATTTAGGCGAAAGGTTTAATGATGTGCATGATTCGGTATGGTATCCGATTATAGAAAAAATACCGGAAGTATTGCCGATTGTTTTTAACTTGATGGCATTTGTAAGCGGTGAAAGATTGGGGGGCGTTTTGATTACCAAACTCCCACCGAAAGGAAAGATAGCACGACACATTGACGAAGGCTGGCACGCTGGATACTACGAAAAGTTTTACGTGCCGATACAGAATGAAAAAGGTTCTAAATTCTGTTGGGATGATTTAGAGATTGAACCGAAAGCGGGTGAGGTTTGGCAGTTTGATAATTCTGTCCCTCACTGGGTAGAAAACAATTCAGATGCTGACAGGATAGCAATGATTGTATGCATCAAAACATTAGCGAGTAGTTTGGATGGACATTGATTACAACGGGTTATTTGACAATGAGTATCAGGCGTTTGATATGTACTTTGCGTCTATTTGTTCTATGCAAGTTCATCCGGGCGCTGGCACAAGGGAGCATAAGGCTCTAACTATTAACGAGTGCAAAGATATGGCAATTGAAATGTTAAAAACACGGCGCAGAGTTGCGCTTTTATCAAATCCTGCAAAGGTGGAGAAATAGTATGCCATGGGGCGTAGCGGCGGCGGCAGTAGGTGCAGCTGGTGGAATTTATTCAGCAAATCAAGCTGCGGACGCACAGTCTGATGCAGCAAGACAAGCAGCAAAGCAAGCTAAAAAAGGCGGCGCTTTATATGACCCATTTTATCAAAGCGGTGTAGGTTCTAATCGTCAGCTTAATATGCTAATGGGAATGGGCGGTAATGAGACGCGCGAAAGCTTGTATGCAAAACTATTACCTCAGTACATAAACTACCGCGAAAAATCAAGCGATAGCAGCTTGTTAGATTCTGCCAAGTCTCTCAAGCAGGGCATGTACTCGAAAGACCCTAACGCAACAAAAGAGGGCTTGGCAGGGCTTGAGCCGTACACCGGTCACGCTGCTATAGGGAGGTCAAAACTTGGCAGCAAAACAAAGGGATGGAACTACGGCGGAATTCTCAAAGGCAAAGGCTCAGAGGATTTGCTTAACTCAAATGCAGACCTTAAAAACGCGCTTGCACAAGTTGGTGGCAGAGCTGGCTATTCTACTGTTTTAAAAGCTGCGGATTATGCGAAACTTGAGGAGCAAATAAACAAAACGCTTGCTGAACAGGAGGCAATGAAAGCCGATCCTCAATATGGATATCTCACAAAGCAATTTACCGGTGATGATTTACAAAACGAGGCAGGCTATCAATTCCGATTAGGCGAAGGCGCTAATTTATTAAACCGTTCACTTGCTACTCGCGGTGGGTTATTCTCTGGTGCCGCCCCTAAAGAAATGACTCAGTATGGGCAGAATTTTGCATCCAATGAATTCCAGAATGCGTTCTCCCGTGACACGACCAACAAAAACCGCTTGTACGATATGTACGGAGGTACACGGCAATTAGGCATGAATGCAGCGGCTGGTCAAGCTGGAGCTTATCAGAATATTGGTGAGTATGGCATTCAGGGCGCAAATGCTCAGGCGGCCGGAAGCATGGCTCAGGGTAACGCTTTAAATGACGCACTTAGCGGCGGCTTGAACTATTGGCAGCAACAATCGCAAATGCCCTCAGGATTTAAAGCAGGCGAATATCAAAGCGCACAGAACTGGACACCACGCAGAAATACTAGCCGAGGATATGTGTAATGCCGGTAGATGCACGGATACCTTTAATGGGTCGCGGTGTTCAATTGCCTAACCCTATCGAAAACGCAATGGCTGGACAAAAGTTACAAGCCGGACAAATGCAGAATGCTTTAGCTATGCAAGAGTACCAGCAAATGCAATCGCCTGAGTATCAGCAAAGAAAGCAGGAAAAGCAGGGCATGGAAGATAATTCTATGCAGATAAAGTTTCTTCAAGATAATCTAGGCGCTGTTGTTGACCAGCCTAGCCTTGATGACTTTAATGCAAAAATGGAAGGTATTTTCAAAAAGCCTGCTCCTCCACAGTTTCAGGTATACGGCGATGGAAAGCACATTGATGCTATTAAACAGAATTATGGTATCACCAAGCAACAAAAACAGGTTAATCCTGAAATGGAAGCAGCTACGATTGAGTATAAACGAGCTATGGCCGAGGCTATGCGTAACCGTGGCGACATCGATTACATACAGCGCACGGCGGCAGCAAAAGCGGCTGGAGCTGCATCCGGAAAAATGCAAGGCGAAAATGTAGACGCGATGGGTGAGCTTGATGCAAGGCTACCGGCGTTATATGAAATAGCCGATAAACTTGGCGCTCTAGGACAAAAGGCTACTTATACTAATGCTGGACAAGCTAGAGATTGGACAAAAAGACAGTTAGGGATTAATGTCGGAGAAGGTGCCGTTGCTAGAGCTGAATACATATCTACTGTAGACAACGAAGTATTGCCTCTTTTGCGTTCAACATTTGGCGCGGCATTTACGGCGGCCGAGGGTGACAGATTAAGAGCCACGCTTGGTAATGAGGATATGTCCCCTCCCGAAAAAGACGCGGCATTAAAGTCCTTCATTGATTCTAAAGAGCGCGAAGTAAGACAGCTAGCACAAAGATACGGCACGCAGCCAGCAAATATCAGGCCACAGCAAATGTCAGCACAAGACCAGCAAGCAATGCAATGGGCGCAAATGAATCCAAACGACCCACGCGCACAGGCAATAATGGATAGATTACAAGGTGCTCGATAATGGCAGAATTCGACCCAGACGCATATCTTGCACAAGGTAGCGCGCCACAGGATAGTACATTTGATCCTGATGCGTATTTATCACAATCACAGCCAGCCCCCGCAGCCCAAAAGGTATCGCGTAAGGATTCTTTTTTATCTAAGGTTGTCAGGGGAATGGCTGACCCTTCAGTAGCAGCGGCGCAGTTAGTCGGAAAAGGGTTGACTGCCGCCGGAGTTGGATATGGTCAGGAAATCACTGACACTTACAAGACGATGGAAGATCAATACCAAGCCCGTAGAGCTGCAAGCGGTGACACTGGTACAGACTGGGCACGTATTGCCGGAAATATTGCAAGCCCTACCAATATCGGCATATTTGGCAAGATTCCCATTAAAGGCACAATGGGGCAAAAGGTCATAGGAAGCATGGCCGCTGGCGAGGTTGCTGGATTATTAACGCCTGCATACGATGAGAATTTTGCAAAACAAAAAGCGGGGCAAGTAGCTCTAGGCGGCGCTGTAGGCGGTTTGATTCAACCCGTGGCAAGCGGCATTGGCCGTGTGATTAGTCCTAAAGCGTCACAAAACGCAGAGCTGGCATTGTTAAAGAAAGAGGGCGTACAGCCTACTATCGGGCAGGCACTAGGAGGCCGCGCGGCGTCCCTAGAGGAAAAAATGCAAAGCGTCCCTGTAATGGGAGACATGATTTCTATTGCCAGACAGCGAGCTAATCAGGGCGTAGAAACGGCGGCGATTAACAGAGCATTAAAACCTATTGGGCAGTCACTACCTAAAGGACTTCGTGGCAATGATGCTATTGCGTTTACTGAGCAAGCATTGAAAGATAAATACGACGATGTACTTGGCAGAATTGGCGCGATTACTCCAGACGAACAATTCAATACGAAAGTATTAGAGCTAAAAGGCATGGTCGATAATTTGAAAATGCCGGAAGCAGAAAAGCAAAAGTTTGCGCTTGCGTTGGATGACGTCATGGCCTCCGTAGATGATAGCGGCGTGATAACTTCCGATGCCTACAAAACGCTGGAAAGCTCTCTAGGCTCACAGGCTTCTATGCTCGGCAAGTCGCAGAATGTATACGAGGCTAAAATGGCTCCCGCTGTAAAACAGTTACAGCAAAACCTGAAAGATATGCTCGATAGACAAGCTGGAGACTTATCTGGTGAGCTGAAAAAAGCTAATTCAGGATGGGCTAACTTTAAGCGGGTGCAAAAAGCAGCGTCAGGCGTAGGCACAGAAAGCGGCCAATTCTCCCCCGCTCAATTGCAATCCGCTGTCAAGGCCATGGATAAGTCAAAAGACAAAGCGCAGTTTGCCAAGGGTCAGGCGCTGATGCAGGATTTATCGGGCGCAGCTAAAAATGTACTCGGTAGCAAAGTTCCCAACTCTGGAACCGCTGAAAGATTGCTTTATGGCGCTGGCGCTTTAGGCTCTGGGTTTGTTAATCCTGCTATTCCGGCTGGGCTTGGTGCAGGTGCTGCGGCTTATACATCGCCTGTTCAAAATGCGCTTGTTAAATTGGCTACAGAAAGACCCGATTTGGCTCCACAGATTGCAGAAAGACTAAACGCCCTCGCCGCTCCCGCTACCGCTGGATTTATTCCGAATCGGATGGGTGAATAGTGATATGACTAACATCACTAAAAGCCAGATAGTTTTTTTGGCCAGCATAAATAAAATAATTGTCATAGGTCATTATACCTAAATGAAACCCATCCCGATACTAGGACTAGGCATTAATTCAGGCTTTCCGGCTGTGACTGGGCAGGAGCGGATTAACTGTTATTTGGAGCCACAGAAGGATGCTGAGAAAACTAGAATTGTTGCTTATGGCACTGCGGGAAAAACTACGTTTCTAGACCTAGGCGATACTCCTATTCGCGGCGGGTATTCATTCGGGGATTATCTGTACCTTGCGTGGGAAGATGGATTTTATCAAATGAATAACGCCGGAGTTGCTACGTTAATCGGCACTCTCAACACTTCACAAGGCTATGTCTCAATGGCCTGCAATGGCTTCCAGATTGTCATAGCTGACGGTGTAGCTTTAAGCAAGATTTATACCATAGCATCCGGTGCTTTTGCCGCATCGAATTCTCCGGCGTTAACTACCGTTTGTTTTATGGATGGGTTTTTTGTAGGCAATCAACCAAGTACTGGGAAATTCTACTCAAGCGATTTATACGACGGTTTAGTTTGGAGCGCCTTACAGTTCCAGTCAGCCGAGTCTAATCCTGACAACCTTGTTGCGATGTTTGCAGACCACGGTGGAGTTATTGCTTTTGGAGACTTCACTACAGAGATTTTTGGCCTAAGCTCAGGCGGCGAATTATTGTGGTCTAGGGTGGGATATCCTATCGAATGGGGCTTGATTGCTAAAGCGTCTGTTGCAAAGCTTGGCGATGCAGTAGCCTTCCTCGCACGTAATCGCATGGGAGAAGCGCAGGTTGTATTAATGAACGGTTACAACCCGCAGCGAATATCGACACACGACCTTGAGAGAATTATTAATAACTCTGCTTCGCTTGAATCAGCAACGGCTTTTTCATACATGCAAAACGGCCACCAGTTCTATCAACTGAACTGCGCCGGAAAGTCTTGGCTGTATGACATCGCAAGCGGTGCATGGTCTCAATTGATATCTAACGGAATACTTAGAGACAAGGGTAACTATGGCTTTAACCTGCTAAATCAGGTGCTCGTAGCAGATTACGATGTCGGAAAGCTTTACAGAATGTCTGACGATGTCTACAGCGATGACGGCGACCCTCTGATTATGACCATCACAGGAAAGCACGTATTCGGGCAGGGAGAGCCTTTTGATATAGGTGAGCTTTTTGTTGATATGGAAACCGGCGTAGGTGCAACATCAGGTCAAGGAGAAAACCCGCAAATAATGCTCAAGACTTCACGCGATGATAGAACCTATCACGCAGAGCGGTGGGCTTCTTTTGGCAAGATAGGCGAATACACACGCAGGGCGGTATGGTCAAGACTTGGTACAGCCTACTCTTTCACATTCTCGCTGACGATTAGCGACCCTGTTAAACGATGCATAATCGGCGCGTGGGTGGAATAAATGCTAGAGGAAGCACCATTACGAGATTTACCAAAAGGTGTTATTTTGCCAGCAGGATGGATTAAGTGGATAACACGGTTGTGGCAGTACGTTTCCTGCATTGGCGACCACGGTACCACAGCAGAGAGACCGACAAAAAACCTGTTTATCGGCAGGCCGTACTTTGACGATGACCTAGGATACATGATTTGGATTAAAACAGTTAGCCCTATCGATTGGGTTGACGCAACTGGTATAAGCGTATGACATCGGTAAAATTATCACCTATCGGCAATTTAAACATGTTGTACCCGACTACGGGTATAGCTGCATCAAACTGCAAGCTGTTTTTCTACGAGGCGAATAGCTCAGATAAGCAAAATACATATACCACTGCGGCCGGTACTACCCCTAACGACAACCCGATTACGCTTAATGCTTACGGAAGGTCAGCAAATCAAATATGGCTGATTGAGGGAAGGCAGTACAAAATTGTAATTGCACCTAGTACAGATACCGACCCGCCTGCAAGCGGGATAACCATTGCTGATTACGTGACCGGAATAAACGATTCTGGAATTATTGACGGCATAGATCAGTGGGTATCATCCGGACTGACCCCTACCTATGTTAGCGCGACACAGTTTACTTTATCTAGTGACCAGACTACCGTTTTTCACGTTGGCCGTAGGTTAAAAACCACCAATACCGGCGGAAGCATTTATTCGACAATCACGGCGTCAAGTTACAGTTCTCCCAATACTACGATTACCGTCGTTAATGATTCAGGCACATTAGACTCAGGGCTAAGTGTTGTTTATTACGCTGTTTTATCGTCTGTTAATCCTTCAATTCCTAAAGTTGTCTTGCCGAATGGGTCTAGCGCTACAACGCAAACCGCAGGCGATTCCACAACAAATTTAGCAACTACGGCATTCGTTGCCGGCGGAATCAGCACAGCGACTGCAGCTTTAAAGCATAATTCAATTCAGGACTTCAGGCTAACACTGACGACCGCTGTACCTGTTACCACGGGCGACGTTACCGGCGCTACCACAATCTATTGCACGCCATACACAGGAAACAGAATCGGGCTTTATAACGGTTCAACATGGGATATTGTCACCAGTGCGGAATTCTCTTTGGCGCTTGGAACGATTACAAACGATCAAGGCTATGATGTATTCGCCTATAACAATAACGGCGTGGCTACACTGGAATTTACCGCATGGACATCTAACACTGCAAGGGCTACGGCTTTGGTAATGCAAGATGGTATTTTGTGCAAAACCGGTGCTCTGACCCGTAGATATCTAGGCTCATTCTTGACAACAGCTACCACAACCACAGAGGACTCGGACGCCAAGCGTTATCTGTTTAACTACTACCACCGGCAGCCTAGGAGAATGCGTAGACTCGAATCTACAGCCACGTGGAGCTATAACACGTCAACATTCCGTCAAGGTAACAACTCGACATCAAATCAGCTTAACTTTTTTATAGGCGTACTTGACCAATTTATACCGGCGTCACTTATTACAAATGCAAGCAACTCAGGCAGCGGAAATAAGGCAGTTTCATCGCTTGGCCTAAACAGCACATCTACTCCATATGGGATAACCGCGGCACAAATAAGCGCGGCGTCTAACCGAGCTTTCAGCATGACCTGTAACGAGAACATTCTACCGATACTTGGTAAAAATTACATCTCATGGCTGGAATGGGGTGATACCACAGGCACGCTTACATGGATAGGTGTTACCTCTCCAGATCAATCCGGACTGACGGGCGTAATTCAATGCTAACCTACCCCTGCGGGTAGTACTTAACTTAATGAGAGTATATTAAAATGGCAGAATTAGATCATTTAGCGCTTGGAAAGGCGATTGGGCAGGTAGATGGCAAGATGGATATGGTGCTGGATAAAATTGACGGCCTAGAAAAGTCGTTTACCAGAAAAATAGAAAAGCATGATGAGCATTTGAGCAATATCCAAAAGCACATCGACCAGCAAAACGGCGCTAATCATATTCTGCTAGCTGTTTACTCTTTCTGCATGATTGGATTCTGGAAATTGATTGAACACTTCCCTGCGATTATCAAGAGCATAATTGGATGAGTTTTTTTAGCAAGTTATTGCTCGGTGGCAAGACGGCTGAAACGGTAGCGACTACGCTTAAGGATTCGGCGGCTGCTACGTTCTCGATTCTGGATGAGTCCTTTGAGACATCACAAGAAAAAACAGAGGCCAAGGCTAAAGCGGTAGAAGCCTACATTG